ACCTACTATGCGTAAAAGATTATTTAACTCAATCAAAGCTGGGGGAAAGGGTGGAGCACCAGGACAATGGTCTGCACGTAAAGCACAAATGTTAGCTAAACGTTACAAAGCAGCTGGAGGCGGATATAAATCAAAGAAATAAAATTATGAAAGGAGTAAAGCATTATTTAAAAAACGGAACTGAATGGAAAGGTGGTAGTCATAAAATGGCCAATGGTAAATTACATACTGGTAAGACGCATACTAAGACTAGTAAGCCTTTAGTTCATTTTAAAGACTTATCTAAAACAGCTAAACTAAAAGCTAAAAAGAAAAAGTAATGGGTAAAAAGTTAATTATAGTATTACTATGTTGTGGTTTATTATCTACTTGTGGATCAGTCAAACCAGCAAGTGATAAATGTTGCAAGGAAAAAACTCAAGTAGTTAGTATTAATAAAGATCCTTTAATGGGAATACTTGTATCAGCGTTAATTATTTATTCAATAAAGATATTATTTGCAAGATAATGGCAAAAACAAAACAACAAAAGAGTTTAACTAGATGGGGTAAGCAGAAGTGGAGAACTCCTTCGGGTAAGAAATCTTCTGAGACAGGAGAAGTATATGCTCCATCAAAGACAATCTCTAAATTAAAAGGTTCTAAAAAAGGTAGAGCTAAGCTGGCTGCTGCAAATAAAAAGAAACGTGCTGCAACTAAAAAAGGTAAACAACATGCTTCCCACGGGTTGCATAAAGGTAAAAAAAGATAATGGCAAAGAAAAAAGATAGCAGGTTAGCAAAAGCAGGAGTATCAGGATACAATAAACCTAAACGTACCCCTAGTCATCCAAAGAAGTCACACGTGGTAGTGGCTAAGCAAGGAGACAAAGTAAAGACAATACGTTTTGGACAACAAGGTGTTAAGACTGCAGGTAAGCCTAAAGCAGGTGAGTCAGCTAAACAAAAGGCTAGACGTAAAAGTTTTAAAGCTAGACATGGTAAAAATATAGCTAAAGGAAAAATGAGTGCAGCTTATTGGGCAGACAAGGTAAAATGGTAGACTATGACAGAAGCAGATTTAATAGAACTAGGGTTTGTTAAACAAGTACAAGATACTTGTTGTACCCCAGAAAAGTATACTTTTTATAAACAAGTAGGGAATGGATCTCCTTTTATTACACCAGATAGTAGTACTATTACTGGTGATAACTGGCCAGCAGAAAACTTTGCTATCAATTTTAAAACTTATATTAAATCGGATCTAGTTGCGTTAATAAACCTTATTCAAAATAATCCTTTATTTCCTAAGTCATAAAAATAAAAGTCATTAAACTTTTATAAGTTAAACTATTTATGTATGTTTGCGTATGTTTAATTTATAAAACCAAATAAAATGGCAGACATTAAAAATTTAGATCCTAATCTACAGGACAAACAACCTCAGCTAAGTAAAGAAGAACTTACACAGCGTAGAGAGGAAATCACACAATTTTACAAAGAGAATATACCTCACTTAACTGTTCAGGCAGAATATGAGGATTTATTAGCTACTATTGACAAAGCAAGAGCTGAAAGACTACAGGCTCAAATGTTTATTGCTCAAACAGCAGCATCACAAAAAGAAAACGGAGGAGAGGTTAGTGAAGATGAGAAAGCTTTTAAACAAGCAATGGAAAAAGCGGCAGCTAATGTAAAGTAGTATGAAAATGATAAAGAAAGGTGATAGTGGACCTGAAGTACATACACTACAACAAAATCTTTTAATCAATAGAGATGGGATATTTGGAAGAGAGACAGAAAAGCATGTAATAAGATTTCAACTTATGCATAATATATCAGCTGACGGTATAGTAGGTGCTGATACTTGGGCACTATTATTACAACTACCAAATGCTATGACAATAGCAATAGATGAAGATACTGATATACATGGTCAAATGTTTAAGACAAGCTATGATCAAATTATACATAAACATTATTTACCTAAAGGAGAATATGTTGAGGGACCAGTTATTAACCAGTATATATTTTTACATCACACTGCTGGTAATGCAAACCCTTATAGATGCATTGATCACTGGGGTAGAGATAGTAGGGGGCGTATTGCAACAGAATTTGTATTAGGGGGAGTGAACCATAGAAATGGTAATGATGATTATAACGGTGTTATGGTTCAAGCATTTCCAACTGGGGCTCAAGGATTTCATCTAGGTAAAACTGGATCTGGCTATATGAACAGACATTCAGTAGGAATTGAAATATGTAACATGGGATATTTAGATAGTAAAAACATGCAGACATATGTAGGTTCAGTATGTCAGGAAGATCAAGTATGTGAACTTCCTGAGCATTTTAAAAAGAAACTACACTGGCATAACTACACTGAAGAACAAATTAAAGCTACTGAAAAGTGGATTAAGTGGGTAGGTGAAAGAGATGGTGTAGACATAAGATTAGGTTTAAAGCAATATATCAAAAAGTATGGTCCTACTAAAGGTTTTGATTTTCAAGAGGATGCATGGGCTGGTAAAGTAAAAGGTTTATTAACACATGGTAATGTGAGAACAGGTAAATCTGATATTTATCCACACCCAGATATGGTTGATATGATAATGAGTTTATAAAATGGCAATAGTAAATAAAGTAGATTTAAAATTAAAAGTAAATATTGATGAATCAATAAAGTTTCAAATACTTACCTATTGTTTTTTTAATAGTATACTTGTTACTAATTCTGATTTAAAGTTTTTATGTGAGTTGTCTAAGACACCTAATATAGAATTAACTAAGTTTTGTGTTAAGTTAGTAAGTATGAATATTTTCAAAAGCCCTCAGTCTGCAAGAAATGCAATTACAAAGGCAGAGAAAAAAGGTTTACTTGGAAAAAAAGGTAATAACAAAAAGACAATTACAATCAATTCAGCTATTAAGATTCAGACTAATGGGTTAGTATTACTAGACTATAAAATTTTAGGAAATGCGTCCCAAGTCACACAAGGAGTTTAGAGAAAAAATAGCAGAAGATGTAGAAGTGCATCCACAAGTAGTTGAGGATTTTATTACTTTTTATTATGCAAAAGTAAGAAGAAAGTTATCTGAACTAAGCTTCCCTAGAATTTATGTAGAGGGCTTAGGCACTTTTGAACTAAGAAGAAGTAAGTTAGATAAAGCAATAAAAAAGAATAAAAGTTTATTAGGTAACATTGCTAAAAGAACTTATAATGGTTATGCTAAAAGTGAAGATATAAAGCTTAACATTGAACAAATGGAAGCTGCATTGGAACAAATGCATAAAGATATTTTAGACAAAGAAAAGTTTAAAAAAAATGGGTAAATGGAAAAAGTATATAGAGATATTTAAAAATGCAGATAAAATTGCTGATGGTATAGCTAACTCATTGTTTAAAAAAGAACATGTAGAAGCAATAGCAACAGATAGATTTCAAGTCTGTATTAAATGTGGATTATATGATTCCAAGGGTGAAAATTGTTTAGTACCAGGAACACAACCATGTTGTTCAGATTGTGGTTGTAGTCTTGAGTTTAAAACAAGGTCATTATCTTCTGAATGTCCTAAAGGTTATTGGGATGCAGTAGTATCAGAAGATCAGGAAGAAATTATTAATGAACAAATAGAGAATAATGGAAATTAATTATTATTATAAATCAGAAGTAACAACAGTAAAAACTAACACTGAAGGTTGTTGGTGGTATACTACATTAACACTTTAATTATGGCAATTATATTTAAAGAAGAAGGACATGTTTATGAAAGTACTGATCAAGACAAAATAGATTGGTTAAGTGTCACTTCTTTAGTAGGTAAATTCAAACCTAAATTTGATAGAGATGGACAAGCAATAAAGTCATCAAAAAATAAAAGATCAAAATGGTATGGTATGACACCTAAAGAAATAATAGCTGCATGGGATGGTGAAACAGATAGAGCAATAAAGCTAGGTAATTTTTACCATAATCAAAGAGAGGCTGATATATTAGAGTTTGAAACTATTCAAAAGTTTGGTACTGAAGTACCTATAATTAAACCTTTAGTAGATGAAGATTTAGGACTTAAAATAGCACCAAAACAAAAATTAGAAGAAGGCGTTTATCCTGAGCATTTAGTATATCTCAAATCTGCTGGTATATGTGGACAAGCTGATTTAGTTGAAATAGTAAATGGTTATATAAACATAACAGATTACAAGACTAACAAAGAAATTAAAGACAAAGGCTTTACTAATTGGGAGGGAATAACAAGTAAAATGTTTAGGCCTGTGAATCATTTAGATGATTGTAATCTTAACCATTATAATTTACAATTAAGTATTTATGCGTATATTATTAAAAAGCATAATCCTAAACTAAAGGTTGGTAAGTTAATTATTCAACACGTAAAATTTAAGCAAGTAGGAGAAGATAAAAACGGGTATCCAATTAATGAACATATAAATGGAGAGCCAGTTTTAGAAGGACTAAAAATGTATGAACTACCATATTTAAAAGATGAAGTGAGATCATTAATAATGTGGCTAAAAGATAATCAAAAATGAAATATAAAGAATTTATAGTAGCATTAGCTATTCAATCAAAGAAATCAAAAGTACCTACTGATTTTAGATTTGAGACAACAAAAATTATGTTAGACTTAAATAAGGTAATTTGGTGTAAACAATATTTTCATGAAGCAACAGATGAATTTAATGATGATTACACTAATATATTTGTAGATGGACAAAATGATGAAATGACTCTTCAAATAAACTATGATGATTTTAAAAAACTTTTAAAAAATAACAAAGGATGATAGTAAAATTATTTGATATTCAAAATAATAAATTAGTATTAACAGAGCATTGCTATTCTATACCTTTTTTAAAAAGTATAATGATAGAGTATCCAGATACTAACATGCAAGTTTATCAATACATTTTTTATATGTCATGTCCTAATCCTGATTTAAATCCATTTTTTAATTTGCCAGAACATGAAAAGGAGGATATCATTATAGAAGAAATAGGATTAGAGGAATCTCCAGAAGATAGCAAAATAAGATATGCTTTAGATATGTGTAAAAAAATGTATGAAACCCCTACATACAGAGCTTATGTGGGCATTAAAGCTATGTTAGACAGATTAGCACAGTATATGGAGGTTACCCCTATAGAACACGGTAGAGACGGTAATATGAACTCTATGATTAATGCAGCAGCAAAGTTTGAACAGATCAGACAATCATATAAAGGTGCCTATACTGATATGCAACAAGAACAAGAAAGCTCTGTGCGTGGTGGTGCAGGATTAGCTTATGACCAATTATAATAACTAAAAGAAAATATGAAACAATTAATTATACCAGTAGGTAGAAGACTTTTAATAAAAAGAAAATCTGCAGAAACAAAAACTGCATCAGGAATTATTATCCCTGAAATTGCTCAAAAGAAAGAGTTTAAAGGTGAAGTAGTTGGTGTTGGTCAAGAAGTGACAGAAATTAAAATTGGTGATGTTGTACAATATGCTGAGCATGCAATGCCTACACCTATGCAACATGAAGGATCAGAACATTTATTGCTTCAAGAAGGTGATGTATTTGCAATAATCAGATATGAGTAGAACTATACCCACATATGAAAACAATAAGTGGGTAACTACTACTTTTGATTCTGATGAAGATTTCCATGAGTTTCTTTTTGACATTTTTAAAGAACCTGGAAAGTATGAATTTGACAATACAAGTTTAATTTTTAATGCTGAAGCAAGAAGATTTAACAAAGAAGGTTTATACTGTAGTTCACCATTTAGATCAAAAGACTTTATGTCATACTGGGATGATCAAAAGAACAAATGTAGACAAGGGGCAATATATAAGAATAATGGTAGAGTCTGGTATTTAACTAGAGATTACTATATGTGGTTAAACTTCTTACCAATTTTTGATAAAGAAGAAAAAAAATATGGTTTTGCAAAAGTAAGAGATGCCCAATATCATATGGCATTATATGAAATTATTGCAGAACTAAATAATCAACATGTTGCTATACTTAAGAAACGTCAGATAGCTTCTTCATATTTTCATATGGGTAAGATTATTAATACCTATTGGTTTGAGGAAGGAAGTACATGCAAGATTGGTGCTTCATTAAAAGATTACATAAATGACAAAGGATCTTGGAAATTTTTAGATGAATATAAAACTTTTCTTAATGAACATACTGCATGGTATAGACCAAGCAATCCTGAAAAGGTTTTATTATGGCAACAACAAATAGAGGTTAAAGTTGGTAATAGAAAAACATCAAGAGGTTTAAAGTCAAAGATACAAGGTGCATCATTTGAAAAGAATGCTACATCTGGTGTAGGTGGACCTACTACTTATTTCTTTCATGAAGAAGCAGGTATTGCTCCTAAGATGATGCAGACATATGAATACTTGCGTCCTGCTATGTCTTCAGGTATGATGACAACAGGTCAATTTATTGCAGCAGGATCAGTGGGAGATTTAGAACAATGTAATCCTTTGAAAGAAATGATTATGAATCCTACTGCAAATGATATATATGCAGTACAAACTGATCTTATAGATGCAGAAGGGACTACTGGTATGGCAGGGTTATTTATTCCTGAACAGTGGTCTATGCCACCTTACATTGATGACTGGGGCAACTCACAAATAGAAGAAGCTATAGAAGCTATTGTAAGAGAAAGGGAAAGATGGAAAGCAGAACTAGGACCTGAGCAATATCAATTAAGGATATCTCAGAAACCATTAAATATTGCTGAAGCATTTGCATACAGAAAAGCGTCTGTATTCCCACAAGGTATACTATCTAAACAGATGAAGAAGATAGAAGAAAAACAATATGCTTATGAATTAATAGAATTAGATAGAGAACAGGAAGGTATAATTGCAAAGAGAACTTCAAAACTTCCTATATCAGACTTTCCAGTAAATAAGAAAATGACTGACAAGACTGGTTCTATAGTTGTTTGGGAAAGACCTGCTAGTAAACGTCCTGAATTTGGACAGTATTATGGTTCTATTGACCCCGTATCAGAAGGTAAGACAACTACATCAGATTCATTATGTAGTATTTTTATATATAAAAATGCAACTGAAGTTACAAGAACAACAGAGGCAGGAGATACAGAAATATTTATTGAGGGTGATAAAATTGTAGCAGCATGGTGTGGTAGATTTGATGATATTAATAAAACTCATGAAAGATTAGAATTAATTATTGAATGGTACAATGCGTGGACAATTGTTGAGAATAATATATCATTGTTTATTCAACACATGATAGCTAGAAAAAAACAAAGATATTTAGTACCTAAACAACAGATACTTTTTCTAAAAGACTTAGGATCTAATAGAACAGTTTATCAGGAATATGGTTGGAAAAATACAGGTACATTATTTAAAAGTCATTTAATATCATATGCAATTGAATTTATAAGAGAAGCTATAGATGAAAAATTAGATGATGAGGGTAATGTTATGTCACAAACTTTAGGAGTAGAAAGGATACCTGACCCAATGCTTTTAAAAGAAATGTTAGCATACTATCCGGGACTTAACGTAGATAGATTAGTTACGTTTGGTGCCTTAGTTGCTTTTGTTAAAATACAACAATCTAACAGAGGTTATGCTAAAAGGCGTGAATCAGAGGGTGATTCTTTGGTAAATTCAGAAAAAATAAGTAAATTAAAGTATACCAGTGCGTTTAAAAATATAGGCCGTAGAAGAAGTATAGGTGGTCAAAAAATAAGAAGATCTGGTTTTAAAAATATTAAATAGATAAAAAGAATCTAGATGAGAGTATTAAATGCAATGCAAATGAAAAATGGGGCTAAAGCTGAAAGCGGGCCTACATTTTCTAGCTTAACACAGCCAACACAGTTTTTACCTTATTCTAAAAAGACTGATGATTGGGCAGCTTGGAATTTAGATTGGTTAGAGTTACAAGGAATAGAGTTTTTGCGTATCAACGCAAGAAGACTACTTAAAAATTATAAGTTAGCAAAAGGTGTAATAGACAAATCTGATTACATTGTTGAACCAGATAATGATTATAAAGATATGATGGATGTTCTAACAGCTGAAAATGATTCTGCTTTAGAACTAAAATTTTATCCTATTATTCCAAATGTAGTTAATGTGTTAACTGGTGAATTTGCTAAAAGATATTCTAAAGTACAATTTAGAGCAGTAGATGATACATCTTACAATGAGATGTTAGAACAAAAGAGACTTCAAATTGAAGAATCATTACTTGCTGATGCTGAAGCAAATCTAGTAATGAAGATGATTGAGATGGGAATGGATCCTGCATCAGAAGAAGCACAACAAAAGCTATCTCCAGAAGGACTTAAATCATTACCAGAAATAGAGGACTTCTTTTCTAAAGACTATAGAAGTATGGTTGAAGAGTGGGCATCACACCAACTTGCAGTAGATGAAGAACGCTTTCATATGCAAGAACTAGAAGAAAGAGGTTTTAGAGATATGTTAATTTGTGATAGAGAGTTCTGGCATTTCCGTATGTTGGAAGATGATTATGATGTTGAGCTATGGAATCCAGTTCTAACTTTTTATCAAAAGTCTCCAGACCAAAGATATATATCTGATTCTAACTATGTAGGTAAAATGGATTTAATGACTGTATCTGATGTTATTGATAGATATGGATATTTAATGGATGAGAAACAATTAAAGTCTTTACAAAAAATATATCCAGCTAGATCAGCACAATATCAAGTTAATGGATATCAAAATGATGGTGCGTATTATGATGCAACAAGATCACATGAGTGGAATACTAATATGCCAGGTCTAGCATATAGACAATACACAAGTAATTACTGGAACAACCCAGGGGTAGGAGGAGATATATTAAGTGAAATACTTGACAACTCTGAAGACACTGGAAATATAGAAGAAGGTAACTTAATGAGAGTATCAACTATATATTGGAAAACGCAAAGGAGAGTTGGTCATCTTACAAAGATTGAACTTGACGGGTCTGTAACCCAAGAGATTATTGATGAGACTTTTAAAATTACAGAGAAAGCAGTATATGATACTTCTATATTTAAAAATAGAACTAAAGAGAATTTATTACAAGGTGAACATATTGAATGGATATGGATTAATGAAGTATGGGGTGGAGTTAAGATAGGTCCAAACTTACCAGCAATGTGGCAATCAACAATGGGGGATAATATAAATCCAATATATGTTGGTATAAATAGAACTAAACCAGGAAGATTACCTTTTCAATTCAAAGGTAACAATACACTTTATGGATGTAAATTACCTGTAGAAGGTAGAGTATTTTCTGATAGAAATACTAGATCTACTTCTTTGGTAGATTTAATGAAAGCTTATCAAGTTGGATACAATATGGTTAATAACCAAATTGCTGACATTCTAATAGATGAATTAGGAACTGTAATTATGTTTGATCAGAATGCTTTACCACGTCACTCTATGGGAGAAGACTGGGGTAAAAATAACTATGCTAAAGCATGGGTAGCAATGAAAGACTTTCAAATGTTACCTTTAGATACATCCATTACTAATACTGAGAATGCTACTAACTTTAATCACTATCAAACTCTAAACATGGAGCAGACAAGTAGATTGATGTCTAGGATTCAACTTGCTAATTATTTTAAACAACAATGTTTTGATGCTATAGGAGTTAACCCACAGCGTCTAGGAGGAGCTGTATCAGCTCAAACGGCAACAGGAGTAGTACAAGCTATGCAACAGTCTTACGCTCAAACAGAGATGTATTTTGTACAACACTCAGATCAACTAATGCCTAGAGTACATCAAATGAGAACTGATCTAGCTCAATTTTACTATAGCACTAACCCTAGTGTTAGGTTATCATATATATCTTCTGAGGCAGAAAAAATTAATTTTATGATTAACGGTACTGATTTATTGTTAAGAGACTTTAATATTTTTGCTACAACAAAAACAAATCATAGAGCTATTTTAGAAAATCTTAAACAAATGGCTCTTACAAATAATACTACAGGTGCAAGTATCTATGAATTAGGTAATATTGTAAAAGCAGATTCTATTGCTGAAGTAACTGACATATTAAAAGACTCTCAATCAAGAGTAGAAATGGAAAGACAGCAACAAATGCAACAGCAACAGGAAATGCAACAGCAACAAATTCAAGCTAAACAACAAGAAGAGCAAATGAAACTTCAAGTTGAAATAGATGAAAATGAAAAAGACAGACAAAATAATATACTGTTAGCAGAGATTAGATCAGCCGGTTATGGTTCAATGGTTGATATTAATGAAAACAAAAGGTCTGATTATCAAGATGCTATGGAAGAAATTAAAGAATCTACCAGATATAATCAACAGATTAGTATGGAAAGAGAAAAGAATACTTCCAAGATGTCAATGGAGAATAGTAGACTTGATGTTGAAAGAGAAAAAATATCTGCTCAAAAGGAGATTGCACAAACTAAATTGGACATAGCTAGAGAAAATAAAAATAAGTATGATGTTCCAAATTCTAAAGAAAATAAAGATAAAAAATAAGTGTTAGCTATATACTGCTAAAAACTTTTAATTTTTTTAAAATATTATAAGTTTATTCTAAAAGATTATTCTTATATTATATATGTATAGGAAGTTTAATATTAAAACCAACAAATATTATGAGTACAAAAACACAAACTGTGGATAGCAAAGTAGAAACGTTAGACATAAACCTGGATGAGATTTTTGATGCAGCACCTAGTGCAGCTGATGTAACTTTACCAGAAGAAAAACCAAATAAAAATATCTTTTCTGGAACAGGAGGAAAAGCAGATATGTCATTTGCAGATCCTGACTTAGATGATAAAGATGATTTGAATGCTAAAGTAGAAGAAGTAGTTGAAGAACAAAAAGCTGAAGAAGTTAAAGAAGCTGAAGAGGATAAGGTTAAAGCAGAAGTTAAAGAAGAAGTTAATATTGATGAAGTAATAAACAGTATTGACAATGATGATTCTGAAGAAGAAAAAACAGAAACAAGAGGTAGAAAGAAAATTTCTGGTATAAGTGATGTATTTACTAAACTTATTAAAGAAGATAAAATTGTACCTTTTGATGATGACAAATCTCTAGATGATTATACTGTTAAAGATTGGGAAGAACTTATTCAAGCTAATTTAGATGAAAAAGCTAATGAAGTTAGAAGAGAGACTCCAAAAAAATTCTTTGATAGTTTACCTCAAGAACTACAAATAGCAGCAAGATATGTTGCAGATGGTGGACAAGATCTTAAAGGTATGTTTGCTACTCTATCACAAGTGGAAGAAAATAGATCACTAGATGTTAAAAAATCAAGTGATCAAGAAAGAATTATTACTGAGTACTTATCAGCAACTGGTTATGGTACTGCAGAAGAAGTTCAAGAAGAAATTGAAATTTGGAAAGACTTAGGTAAGCTTGAACAACAAGCAATGAAGTTTAAACCCAAATTAGATAAGATGCAAGAAAAAGTTGTTGCAAGAAAACTTCAAGAGCAAGAGCTTAAGAAGAAACAACAAGAACAAGCATCTCAACAGTATATGAAGAATGTATATGAGACTTTAAAAGGAGGAGCTATTAATGACGTTAAAATAGATAAGAAGACACAAGCTATGCTATATAATGGTTTAGTACAGCCAGCTTATCCGTCAGTTAGTGGTAAGAATACCAATTTACTTGGACACCTTCTAGAAAAGTATCAATTTGTTGAGCCAAACTATGGTTTGATATCTGAAGCATTATGGTTATTGCAAGATCCAGAAGGATATAAAGCAAAGATAATGGATAAAGGTGCACAAAAAACTATAGAGAAAACGGTAAGAAAACTCAAAACGGAACAATCAAATAGTGGAGGATCTACATCTTTAGGAGTTAAAGATAAAGAACCAGCTACTAAAAGAACTTCTAAGAGAAAGATACCTAGAGCAAACAACATTTTTAAAAGAATTTAATCAAGTATTAAATATATAAACAATAATTATTAATCAAAAACAATCAAAATTATGGCAACTCCAGTTTTAAATAATGGGATTTTCCTACGTGATACAAGCTACAAAGCTAGTTCTCATGTTGATTCTTATCACCTTACCCAAATGCTTGGTAACTCCGAGCCTATGGATATGGGACCAATTGATTTATGGGCTATGACCCAAAAGGTAGAAATGCCTTTATATCAAATGGCTTCTTTTGGTGGAAAGAATACAATCATGGTGGATAACGCTAGAGGTGAGTATAAGTGGCAAACTCCTATTGCACAAGATCTTCCTTACATAGTGGCAGACATTGAACCAGCTAATGCTAGCAAAGGTGTAGATGGAACTCTATTTAAGATCAAGATCAACAAAAGAACTTTTGGACATGGTGACATTATTACT